TACAGCTTTGAAACAAGTCGCGAGTATCAACAAATCCAGTTACATTTACAAGGCAACGCCGCTCGATTTGGTCTCCATTGACAACGACACGAATTATTTCTGTTTTCGTGCTCGAAAGGGTGGTGAGAAAGCTCCGATCCAATTCATGCGATACAAAGTTATTCACGTTGTTGGTAACATCGGATATTTCCAAAATTATGACGTCATCAACAATGTGCTCATTGATATCTTGAGTGCTCCAACCAAGGAAGCCCGGTCTATTCAGGCAAACAACCACCTCACAGCAAACTACACTATGGACTGGAAAGCCAGTGCCATGTTCGCTTCCAACTTGCAACGGTGCATGAAACATACAGTTGCCCTAGCGCATCTATACCCAACAAACTCCAGCCACCAAGACGAGCCCCCTAGTGCTTGGTGGGAAGTGATTACGTCAGGGGTGTTCGCGGGGGCAGTCGCAAGCCTATCGAGCCAATTCGTGACAACTTTGATTGGCGGTCTATCCCAGGGGATGATCTCTGCCGGATCCGTCCAGATCGCGTTAACCTCCATGGGGTCGCTTGTCCTTTTGGGGCAAACCCTTCGCCTGATGTGTCCTCAAATTGGAACATCGTTGTGGGAACGCTTGCGCGGAATGGCAGATACCTCCCTTCCCCGGGCATATGGATTTTTGAACTTTTCAGAAAGTTCCATCGGGAGCTTCTTGGAAAGTTTGTGCGAAGGCTTCCACCCGGCACGTTTGTGGACGAAGCTGTTGTCGCTCATTGGTTGGAAGGATCAAATTACCCTGGAGGACGACGCCGAGCCATCATGTCAAGTTTCCTCCAATGGCCAAACCTCGACATGCTCTTCAGAGAACTGCTCTCCTCAGATTCCTTCGGAAAACGAGAAACTCATGACCCAGACTCCAATTGTAAATGCGAACTCTGTGCTGGAATTTTTGCTGTCAAGACCCTACGCATTATTCAGAACTATTCGGACGCGCTCAAAGCGCATTTTGGCCCGTTGCTCCACATGGTTGAAGAACAAGTTTTCAAGCTGTACCCGTTCATCAAGTATGTTTCAGGCCGCGATCGAAACCGGTGGATCTGGGAAAGATTTGGACACTCACTCAGACAAGTCTTCTCAGACTTCGAGTCTTTTGAAAACACATTTCAAGAGCAATTCATGGTCAAAATTACCAACGAATTCTTCGATCATGTCTTTCATGACTGTCGCGACTACGCAGACATCATGTATATCATTGGAAATCTACTGTTCGGAGACAACGTCCTCAAGTTCAAACACGTTGAAGTATTGCTTAGATCAATATTGCTCAGCGGCAGTGGATGGACCTCTCTCAGCAATTCTTGGAACAATTTTGTCTGGAACTTGTTCATCTTGCTGCTTTCCAAGGTTGATGCCGACACCTCAGTTGAGGGAGATGATAATATCCAAGCAATTATCTCTGGGTTCATTAATGGCAAATTGCACACCATGCTCGGTGGAAGTGTTAAAGCAATACACTCCATCGATGTTAATGAGGAAGCGTTCTGTGGAGCGGTGTTTAGTACTGACTCCTTTACAACCATCCCTGACATCATGTATACGATTAACAACTTGGGATGGATC